CTGACTAAGTATGTCTGTTCGATTATTATAATCGCACAACTATTCGGCATCATTACATTATTATCAAAAAAGAAAGTGTTTGAATGTAAAACATTTTCACAAGCAACTATAGTTTGTCAAGAAGTATAGTTGACAAAATTGAAAAATAAATTTATAATAGATTATTATTTGGAATGTAAAATTGAGTGACGTTAATTTTGTAAAACATCGGGTGTTCAGAGAGACATCCGATGTTATTTTTTATGACATATCCGTAGAGGATTCAAATGCATCTGACCTTGTAGTGCATACAGGGCCTGCCATATCACCACCTGACGATAAAGTTGGTGCGAAACAATTTTATATACACTATCATCAAGTAGACCACAACCGTGTTGTGTCTGGAGAGAGAACTTTTGAGTTAGTGAACAGAGACTGGAAATATCCTTATCATATCGTGCATCTAAATCGACAGAGTGGTGCATTAGTGATACCTACAAACACTTATCATCGTTCTGTATCTGGAGAGAATGGTTCTATTGTAATCAATCAGGCAGTTCGTGATGATTTGTTTCGAGCAGAGAATGAGTTTAATCCTGTATCAGCTGCAGAAGATATTGAGTTGTATGAAATATTAATAAATGAACAACCAGTAGTTCATACACTAGGTGAATGATACAGAATTGTAACAGATTATAAGTAAAAATTATATAACTCTTAAGATTTTCTTAATAGTATGTGTGAATATAGACAAAATACTTGACAAAAGTTTACATTGTATATATAATAGTGTAACATAACTTAATGAATCTTAAATGACTGTAACAACTGAATCAGGTGGAAGACAAAACGCTTATCCGACTGAAGTTCGTCCTTATATCGATGAGAACGTATCTTACGATGGATATCCTCAGAACGCTGAGAAAGTAAATGGTCGTTGGGCGATGATTGGTTTCGTTGCACTAGTAGGTGCATACGCAACAACAGGACAAATTATTCCAGGCATCTTCTAATGGATAAAAATCATTCCTATTGGAGATATGCTGAAAGGGTCAATGGTCGCTTAGCGATGCTTGGTCTAGTAATCGGCACAATCAACTATGGTCTATTCGGATGGATAGCGCCAGGTTTCTTTTAAGAAATGAAAATCAATTCACAATTCACAATTAATTACAAAGAGGAAAAACTCATGACTCCAGAAGCAGAAAGATTTAATGGTTGGGCAGCAATGTTAGGTTTCGTTGCAGCAATCGGTGCATATGCAACAACAGGACAAATCATCCCAGGCATCTTCTAATGAAAAAAGAAATAGAACCACAAAAGAAAATCGCAGAAAGTTGGAACGGAAGACTAGCAATGCTTGGTCTAGTTGCAGCTGCAACATCTGATATATTAACAGGACATATGTTCTTCGGCATGTTCTAATGCCTGAAATATCAGCGACAAATGAAATATCACCCTTTCTAGCAATCCTATGGTGTTTTTATCCCATAGGAATTCTAGTTTTTGTTGAACTATTATTCAGTTCTCAAGACGATGATGACGATGATGAAGGTGGTGGTGTAATGACCCCAGTATATCAAGGAGCATAACAATGTATCACGTTTTATTTACAACTTTAGTTACACTCTACATCGTATCAGGTGTAGGCAACGTAGCATTCGCATGAAAAAAATATTTTACAATCCATACTATGCACTCATAGAGTTTGGATTCTTTATAATTATAGGTACAGTAGCTGGTTACTCAGGATTAATCTAATGAACTACCACGACGTTATGGAAGCATACAAGCATCCTCCATCAATAAATTATATTCCTCGAATATTTTCTTGGTTGATAGTGTTTGTGTTGTTATTTGGTGTGAGTCAAACAGCATATGCCATGGATAAAGAACCTGTTATCTGGGTACAAGTTCCACAGTGGACAGATGACTGGGCGGTATGTGCAGTAGATATTCCAGACGCAGCATGTCATTGGTATGTTGCAGAAGCAGACAATACATTTGGAGAAGGATTCGACTGGGAGAATGCTCCTTGGTTCGATGCAAATGGTTTAAATGATGTAGCACCAATGCAAGCATCAACAGTAGTGCAGAAGTTACAAGATGTTGGTTGACTAAATAATTTGAGATAGTAACATTATTATGGCTGAACAAGTTAAAAAAGAAGAACCTAAAAAGAAGGTTGGTCTTCTTGGTAAGTTAAAAGAAGCAGCAGATGATAAGGAAGAACAGATAGCAATACTCTCAACATTCGTGAGACTGGCCGTGTTGGTATGGGCGGGCGGAATTTTAACTCTAGCCTACGTTAAGTTACCAGAGGCACTTAAAATACCAGAACAGAAATTAGATCCAACTTTCATAGCATCAGTTTTCACAGGAGTTCTAGCAACCTTTGGCGTTCAAGCTGGTGGTAAGAAGAAGAGTTCAGATGGTGGAAGTGCAAATATTTCTAAAAAAGATATGGAGTTTCTGATTGCAAAAGCATCAGAGACTGCTCCTGCTCAGACTATTAGAATTGAGTCGGGCCCAGTTAAGATAGTCCCTGATGTAAAATGAACAAGTGGATCGGAATTAGTTTAGGAACTTTATTAGGTATATCCCACATGGGAATGATAGGTTTGCTTGTGTCTAGACAACAAGAAGCACCATTACCTAAGATTAATATTCCTGTGGGAGATTATACATCATATGAAGCAGAAGTAGGAAAGGAAGGATATCGAATCAGTTATAAGGCAAATGATCCTAAGACAATGTATATCACCAAAGACCTCAAGAAGAAGGGTGGTTTCTTAGGACTAGCAAACAATACAGAGAAAGTTGTTGAAGAGTATGTCATGGATGGTTCAACAAACCAAGGTGGAGCAGTATCAAATAATAGATCTTGGTTAGACGGAAAACCTGGCTTGACTGATGAACAGTCAACAAATATAACTGCAATTAGAAAATCAGAAGAGTGTGTTAAAGCAATAGGATCCGCAGAGGGAACTGGTCGTTTAGTTGGCACGAGTGTTGGTGCTGCAGCTGCCCCTGCCGTTAGTGGTATTCCTTTTGTAGGTTGGGTCGCTGCTGGTTGGATTGCGATGTTTGGTGGTAATCAAGGTGCAGAGATAGGTGGTAATATGGCTGAGGACTTAAATAAGAACTGTTAATTCATAAATATTCTTAATGAAGAATATCAAACTAACAACCATCTCCTTGCCAAAAGTATTGTTATACTTTATATTAGGAGCATGGTTAGGTAATATAACGTTAATAATTTGGACTATCATAACTTAAACTTATGACAAAGACAGCTTCTTATCATATCTATCTTGAAGATAGATGTCTTTTTAAAAATTTAAACGAAGAAGAGTTTGATTTAATTTGGGATAAGATATACAGATCCTATTGGAGAGAGGATTTGACGTACTCAGTTTGTTTTGGAGATCACATATCTGATTTAGAACCATCTTTTTAAGAAATATATAGTATATACTTATTACATATATTAGTTTATGTTATCTACACAATACCGTCTGAGGTTGGAATCAATCTGTAAAGACGTTGCTTCTGGAACTGAAGTCACACTAGAAAATATGATATGGGCAAATAAGTTGGCAAAGGCAAACACTAGTGCAAGAGGAATGTTGAACAAAGCGAGAAAAATGGCAACAAATCCTGACGAGTCTTTTTTGAATAACTTGAATATTGGAGACCCCGATTCAAGTAATCACCGTAGGGGTTTCGGAAGTCCAGAAGATGTGATAGACTGGTTTCATCAAGATAGGTCTGATGACTGGAGACAACGTGACTAAAAAAGAAGAAAGAAAATATGCAAAGAATCGAGAGGAATACTTTCGTGAGTTTCATAGTGTCGTTGCACCAGTGGTTGTGCTAGATGGATATGAATATGAAAGAAAGTATGATGAAGAACCTAGTTTCTGTTTGCATCCAGATGAATAAGTTAATAATAATACTACCAATGTTTCTATTGTCAATGTGTGGCACTGCACCAGTGACACCGCCTGCTGGTGCTTGCAGTCTACCTTTAGATGGATCACCTGCTAACTGCCCAACAACTTTAGATGATATAAAACCAAAACCTACTTTACCAAGAAAAGAATTAAAAGGAGAGGTTGATATATGGAGTTTAAATAACATACATCAAATGCATATGATGTTCTTACATAACGCACGACAAGATAAAATAGAAAAAAATATGACCCAACCAGAGGACGCTATAAATAAAGCACTTGCAGAATTTAACAATGGCGGAAATGATACCACCAAGTCGGAAGAGTTGTTACAACTTCCGAGTAACGGAGATAAACCGAGTAGTTGACGGTGACACAATAGATGTTACAATAGACTTAGGATTCGATCTCTACAAAAAAGAAAGAGTGAGGATTGCTGGTGTTGATACTCCTGAGAAGAGGACGAGAGACTTGGAGGAGAAGGCTTTAGGTATAGATGCAACTAATTGGATGAAAGAAAAACTTGAAGGTGCAATTGAGGGAGATGAAGAACTTACTATTAGAACCGAACTTAAAGGTGGCATGGGTAAGTATGGTAGGCTTCTTGGTTGGTTATATGTTGGGGATAGTAACCTTTCACTCAATGAAGAAATGATTGGAGAAGGATATGCCTGGCCATATGATGGTGGTACAAAACAAAAAAACTTTGAAGAACTAAGAGAACTTCGTAGAGCTCGTGGAACACTCACTGAATAATGCTTTATGTTCAGAGTGCGATGCACACTGGATAGATGGACAACTATACTGGTCAAATGGAAAGGAGGGTTGTCCTCATGACCTCGCTGGTTTAGTTTGTAATCAAATGTTTAAATATAAAAATGGAGTGGTCAAATGTATCAATCCATGTGTAGGTTCTGATAGTGGTAAAACATGGAGACATCAAACCGAACTAAATAACGATGAAGAATAATTAAAATTATGCAAAAGATTATCAATGGAATCGCTTTACTTAGTGGTGTTGTATCTATCGCCGTTGTGGGTTCTGGCGGGTATCTATATCTTAACAAGGATGCAATTATCGAAGACATCAAAGGTAAGGTAATGGAATCTGTGATGCCTGATTTAGGTGGTAGTCTTGGTAGTATTGTACCTGACTTTACAGGCCCTGCTACGTCAGTCCCCAAGAGTCCTATGCCTGAAGGTGTTGGATTAGGCGTTCCTTCCTTCTAGATGTGGAACCAATAAATGAGATTGGTGTTCCTAACATAACCATTCCTCAAATTAAACATAGTGATTGGGTGTATGGAATACCTTTCATTCCGAGTAATCACCCACCTATAACTACACAGATTGGATTTCCGATTGTAGATTTGCCGGGTTGTGTCACGATGCACAAGGA